AAACAGCCCCTTCACCACAAGGGCTACTTAACAAACCCACAGGGTTATAATACTCCGATCCTTACGACTAAGGCTCCGGCAGTGGCTCCAAAATTGAAGAGGATTAAAAATGAAAACACAATATAAGATGGGATTGGGGTTACCTCGAGGTGAGAAGATCGTGGTCAAGGTGGGCAGTCGGCAAGCGGATATTCTGCTCAATTTAGATAAAATGGTTTGGGCGGTGACATTGGATACTCCCGACTTACCAGTCCTCGAATATCCCACTTTGCAGAATGCGGTCATGTCAGCGGAAACAATTTTAAAGGAGGATCGGAATTGATCGCCTTGGATGTGGAAACCGTTTGGTCGAAACAGCACAGCGTGGCCACGATGGGACTCGACCGATATGTCAAGCACCCCGACTTCAGAGTAACCATTGTTAGCCTGGTAGGCGATGACGGATTCGAGTGGGTAGGAGATCCAAGGGATTTACCGGTTGACCGCCTAAACGGCCAATCGATCTGCGCCCATAATGCCGAGTTCGATTCGGTATGCTGTCGGATGGCAATGGCGAGGGGTCAGATGCCACAGTTCACTCCGAAGGAATGGATTTGTACGGCGGACATGGCGAGCTGGCATCAGTTGCCGAGGTCATTGGCGGGATGTCATAAGGAACTATTTGGCGAGGAGTTGAACAAGGATGCCCGCAATGAAATGAGCGGACTTCGACCCGAAGAGATCCTTCAGAATGAATCGTTTAAGGAGTATGCACTCGGAGATTCCCGAGCGTGTATTCGGATTTATAATGAACTGAAAATATCCTTCCCCGAGAAAGAATTTCTATTGTCCGCATTTACCCGAAGGACGGCAAGCCGAGGGATGGCAATCGATCAGAGACTTTGCCAGCAGTATATCGATAAATCGAAAGCAATTATGGCCGAGGTTGAAACCTTTCTCCCTTGGGTTGGACAAAGAGGAGGAGAACCGACTTCAACAGTTGCAATGGCCGCCTATTTAAAGATGCAGAATGTCGAACCGCCTAAGTCTACTCAGGAGGGAGATTCGGAACTGCTTCTTTGGAAGGCTAGAAATCCGCAGTACGCTCCGATCTTGGAAGCCATGACGAGGTGGAGAAAAGCGAATAAAGCGAGGCAGACTTATATCAGTATGATCCTTCGGGTTCGCCCTGACCATCGAGTTTCCACCCGTCTGAAATACTGCGGGGCACCGCATACCGGTCGATGGAGTGGAGCGGGTGGATTAAACTTTCAGGGCATTCCTCGGGACGAGGTGGAAGGTACATCGGCTAGGAAATGTCTGACACCTGGTAAGGGTAGAGTAAATGTCTCTGCCGACCTATCGCAAATCGAGCCGAGGGTGTTGGCATATCTATGCGGGGACTTTGATTTCCTTGGTTTGGTCAGAGGCGGGATAGACTTATACGAAGCACATGGCCGAGCGACTGGACTTTATAATGAGGATGAACCAATGAAGGATTTAGCCCCCGAACTTAGGCATCTCTGTAAAGCTCGTGTGTTGGGTTTGGGCTATGGATGTGGACCAAAGAAGTTCGGCCAAGTGGCACAGGCTTTAACAGGTGGGAAATTAAATATGACCGATGCCGAGTCCCGAAAACAGGTCAAAGATTTTAGAAATCAGAATCCCAAGATTGTCGAGCTATGGAAGAAGTGCGAGGACCATATCCGAGAGGAGGCAAAGCATACTCCTGAGTGTGCAATTATGAACATGAGGTCAGGGAATCTGATCCGATATTTTAATGTAAAGGATGACGGCCGAGAGTTGACTGGTCAGAAGGTAAGAGGGCAAGGGTCGATGAAATTGTACGGCGGACTCCTCGTTGAGAACTTAGTCCAGGCAACCGCTCGAGATATTATGGCAGATTCTCTCCTAAAGATAGAGGCCGCCGGTCTGCCCGTTGTCCTTCATGTCCACGATTCCGTAACTGTTGAAGTTGCCGAATCGGAAGGACAGGCGGCACTCGATTTAATGATCAAACTACTAACACAAGAACCTCTCTATATGCCTGGGCTACCCTTGGCGGCAGAGGGGGAAATTAAAAACCACTACTAAATATGGAAGAAATAAAAAAACTAATCAGCGACACTATTAATCCTTGGCTCAAGATTTTGCCGAAAGAAACCCATGAGGAGTTTGCCAAAAAGTTTGAGGTATTAATTAACGATATGTTTAAGGCGAGACTTAGGCAATTAGCTGAAACATTATCCGATCAAAGCGAGGTAAGGGATTAAATAGGCTTAGGGATGGGATGCCACAAAGCAATATCGTTTAAGCAGTGCGATGAGCCGAGTCGCTGGGTCAGAGTTAAAACCCATCCGTACTATTCGCAAGGGAGCGGCGTTAGCCATAAAAAGCAATGCCTCCTTTGCGGGGCTTGTGGGGTACTGACTGCGGATTACCCTCCGACTGGAGTTGAGGTTATCGATGAGGATAAGTCCAAAGAATATGAGAACCAAAAAATCATCGAACGGCAGAATCAAATCCGAGAAGAGATTGAAGTTAGGAAAGCCCGCAAGGAGGAAGAGCATTTAGAGTGGAAGCAATCATATAAAATATATCTACACTCCGAGGTATGGAAGGATAAGAGAGGTTTAATTCTGCAAAGGGATAATAACATCTGCCAGTGCTGTCTAAAAAGGCAAGCAACTGAAGTCCATCACATGACCTACGATTCTTATAATCTATCACCAGGCAGTGAACCGGCATGGGAATTAATTTCCGTCTGCCGGTCATGCCACGAAAGGCAACACGCATGAAAATCCTCCGCTCAATCGGCTTAATCGCCTTATTCATAACCGCTGTGCTGACGATGTTCTACCTCATTATAGCATTCACTGTAACCATTATCGACTCACTATTCTACACTATATGAACCACAAAATTATCGGACTAACAGGTCCAAAGGCGGTAGGTAAATCCACTTACGCCAAATCAATCGAGGGAGCGGTGATTCTATCATTTGCCACTCCTATTAAGGAAATGCTCAAGGTCATTCTGCCGGGGGAAAAGTATCTGCATTTTAAGGAAGAACCGATACCTGGTTTCCCCGATGGGATTAATGCCCGAAAGATGCTCCAGGAACTTGGCACAAGTTGGGGGCGAGATGGGCCGGCGGGGAAGAATATTCCATATCCGAATATATGGGTGGACTTAGCCTATAAAGCGGCTCTCCCTTACATCGGTAAGAAAACCATCGTATTTGACGATATAAGATTTCCCAATGAAGCATGGGCGATAATGAGGTGGGGCAATACCCATAAAGTACTTACGGAAATCGTTCACATCTCTCGGAAGGGACATGAACCTGATCCGAATGATCACCATGTCTCAGAGGCGGGACTTCCAAAGGGGATAATAAATAAATGGGTGTCGGTGGAGGATGGGAAGAACTAAGGACATCGCAAAGCAGATGGCAAACGATGCCAAGCTCAGGAATATGCTCCTGAAACTACCCGATGACCATGACGGATTCAGCCAGTCCGAAATTGCCCGCAAGACAGGTATTCCACAGCAGACGATTTCCAAAATTGAAACCGAGGCAATCGGTAAGCTGACGGAATATATCCAGCAATTTATTAGCGAAGAGGGTTCCGACTAATGGCAATCCTATCAGCAGATATGGCGGGGTTCTTTGACCGGCTCCCGCAAGGAGACTTTGGCCACCATACTTTTATTGCCCGCCTAACCCTACGAGCCGCAATGCACCAATCAGACTTCGAGAAAGCCCATGATTATTGCCTCGAGGTCGCAAAAGAATTTACCCGCCGACCACTCCAGCCAAACGAGATCCGAAACGCTCTCACCGGTGCATATCAAATTCTGTCAGGCGAGAAGATCATCAGCCCAACCAAAAAAGTATCTATTGATACCACAATCTCAACAAGCTCAAAGGGTAGACCCGAGGATCTCGAAATGCTTCAACTCCGCTCCTCCGCCATTCCTTTGAATGCCGAGGAGGCGGTTTCCAAGCTGTTCCGACCTGACCAGTGGATAAACATCCAGGCGGATAAATATAATACGATGATCAAGTCAGCGGGCGATTGGGGAATATCTCAAGGGGTAGGGCAGATGGAATTTATATCGTACAACCCATTTAAGGATATCGGTCCTCGGGTAAAAGAGAATGCCGGTGAGCGAATGTACCTGGTCCACGAAATTGATGATCCGACATGGACGAAGGCCGAACAGATAGGACCGGCACTTGCCCTTGAATCTATCTGCCCCCTCAAGATGATAGTCGATAGTGGCGGGCAGAGTCTACACTGCTGGTACGATTGGATACCTGGTAAGGCCGATCAGTTTAAACATATGTCGATGAAGCTCGGAGCCGATCCATCGATTTATAATTCACCCCTCGGATTAGTCCGACTTCCTTGGGGAACCCGTAAGCCGAAGACTGAGAAGGGCGAGAAGTATTCCGCCATTCAGCCAATCCTATTTTGGCGGGAATGATTAATACTCTCCTCAAAGCAACCATTGTCCGAAGGTTTATTCAGCTAGGCATTAAGCCCGTTAAAGCAATGCATATGGCTCACCGAATGAACGAGGGAGATGCTATTGTGCTTGTCAGAAATCACATAAATTTAAAGCCCCAAATAATTTTAACACTAATCAAAAATCACATAAAAGATAATGAGACCTGAAAATGACCCATATTATAAAGCACAGCTTAAAGCAATAGAACTGGAATATATGCTCGACAGCCCAACTGTCACCAATATGCCTAACCGATCAATCGAGGTGAGGAATGACGATCCTAAACCACTACCCGATATCATGTCATTCGGTCAGTGCATGGAGTTCGCCACTAACCCGAAGAACGAGCTTGAGGAGATTATCGAGGGATGTCTGCACGAGGGATGTAAGATGATCATCTCAGGCTCAAGTAAGGCCGGTAAAACATGGTCACTCATTAACTTGGCCATCGCCGCATCCAATGGGATGCCTTGGCTGGGGATGCCGGTTAAGCAGAGTAAGGTCCTATACCTCGACTTCGAGCTGAAGAAGTACTTCGGTACGGATCGAATAAAGCGAGTAGCCAAGGCGATGTTTAAAGGAGAGATGCCACTAAACCCTCGGCTAGACTATTGGCCTTTACGAGGTTACCGGACTGAATTGTTGGATCTCCTAACCAAGATCCGAGTGGAAAAGAGGAACTACGACCTAATTATCCTCGACCCATACTATAAGCTGGCAACCGGTATAGACGAGAACGATGCCAAAGCAGTAGGCGAAATAGTCAATCTAATCGAAGACTTCTCCGAGGAAACAGGTGCCGCCATAGTATTTGCCCACCACTTCTCCAAGGGGAACAAGTCAGAAACTGATCATATCGACAGAGCGAGTGGTTCAGGTGTCTTTGCCCGTGATCCCGATGCTATCCTAACCCTCACCGCCCACGAGGAAGAGGAACACTTAGTCCTCGAAACCACCTCCCGAAACTGTCCATTCTCACCCCCAAAAGTCCTCGAATTCTCTGCCGATACCTTCCCCCTTTTCCAACATAAACCCGACCTCGAGGCTAAATTCAGAAAGCCAGGTCAAACCTCCACAATCCAAAAAAAGATAAATGAGGCCTTATCCGAGAAGTTCCTCGAGCTGTTAAAAGATAAGCCGATTTGCGGAAGAAACAAGGCAATCGAATTACTTCAGGAAAAGACCAATAATAATATCGATGGTCATGTTTTTAAGAAAATATTATCGATGACCAAGGATCAAATTGAGATCGAAAAAGGTGGTCCAGGTAACCAAACTGTCTACTCTTTGAAGCTAAAACTGAAAGGAGAATAGGTTAACTTTTTTGTCGGAAGAGTGGTAGTGCGACCCTATATAGTATATATGCACTACTACTCTCTAGTACAAAAACAGGCTGACAAGTAGTTCACCTTCGGACTAATGCTTTGGCCCGACAAGCGGCCCAATAGCTAAAGCTAACGCACCAGTCCGCCAACCGCTTTAGGCGGCCGTACCAGGTTAACTACTCCGCCAGCCTACAAGCTCACTCGATTAAAAGATTAAAATGAATCATCAGCTTAACCGATTAACCGGCAGAACAGGTATCACTCGTTCAAGGGATCTATCTGCTAGCCTTAATATAATCGCTCAGATAATACTATACTCGGTATCACTCAGACTAAATTCAATCACAGCAAGGAGGGCATTCGATGAAAATCCAATGCCGTCAAGGAGGGCATTCAGAGGAATGGCGGGATTGGCGGTCTTATACCCTAGCGTGGTAGATTATATAGGTTGGAGGCTAAAGACGCTCTGAGCGTCCTCTACGGGGCTTTAAGAGGCTATTCTGTTAATCTATGTCTGTAACCTCAGCTTCAACCACTTTTTCATCCTTCAAATTGGCAAGCTCGGCTCGGATCTCATCCAAGCTGAGAGATTTCTTCACTTCGATAGTTTGAGTAGGTTCACCTTCGTACTGGCGATGCTTGTCGATTAGGATGCCGGTAGCGATTGGTAGGACTCCGTTAGGTATTTCATCATTATCCAGCTTCTCGATCATCTTTTCGACTGCAAGCTGTGAAGCATGGCCGATCAAACCTCTCATTACTTTCTTCGATGCATCGATTACCTCTTTCTCTCGAGACCGAACCACTGCGATAGTATTGTGGGATACCTTTAGTTCTTTCTTGATCCGAGTGACCGGTATTCCATCTGTTAGCATTTGAACTACCTTGGCATAGTCACCTGGTCTCTTATCGAATAAACCTTGAGCGGTATAAACCGCTGGGCATGACTCTTCAACTATCAGGTTAGCCGGAAGATTATCAGCTTCTATCGCAACTCTCTTTTTTTCAGTAGGCATAAAAACTAATGCACGAATAACTTTTCAATTTTTAAATATTTATCGGTGTAAGCAATTGAGAAAGTAATCTCAATAAGGAAACAGTCAAGGACAATTAGACATAATCACTATTTGGCGAAGTTAGTGTATTTATTAAGTATGCTGATTATCAGTACTTTACAGGAACGCAATTAGATCGTGCAAATTGTGTAATAATATCGGACAACGGTAGGCGGGGGGGAGGGGGGTCGGATTTGGCGGCCAGCCGGTCACCAAGACCGATTGTAGCCCATGAAAAAATTTTCACCAATTGCCCGCCTCCGAAGCTTTTTTTCCCCGAACACGCTTTTTCGGATATTACGCAAGGTACGATTAATTAATATCGATAATCCACCCTTCGTAAGTACTTGGTAATCAGTATGTCCGAACAAAATTTCACTAATTACCCCACATTGCTCCACATACCCAAATGCTGGAATATGTTAGGATATGCTAGAATATGCTAGGATTAGATGTTAAATCCTTGATTATCAATATGTCCGAACAAAATTTTACTATTTTTCATCAATTGGGCGTAGCTGGCCTCAAAAAATGGTACACTCGAACTAATGCCACTTACCTGGACACCGCACCCCGCCTTACCGCCTCTGACAAAATCAGAGATGCTGTCCATGTCCCCCGAAGCAATCCTCGCATATTGGGAAAAGCGTGAGGAAGCGATCAAAGATGAAAGAAGTGATCCTTATAGATTTGGCTTTGAACTCGATACCTGGAAGCGGGCAGACGATCAGCTAAAGACTCATTCCGAAATCCTCGTTATGGGAGGTAACCGGGCTGGCAAATCGGAATGGGCGGCCAAGCGGGTAGTTCAATCCCTCGTTGAAAACCCCGGCACGATCATATGGTGCTTAACAGAGACTTCGGCCAACAGCATACAATTTCAGCAAAAACTAATATTTAAGTATTTACCTAAAGAATTTAAGTCCTTGGGTAGGGGAAAAATTGGGTATGTCATGTACAGCCTTCGTAATGGATTTACTGCCTCTAAATTTACTCTGCCCAACCGCTCTGAATGTATTTTTAGATTTTGGCAACAAGACATTTCGACTATCGAAGGGGGAGAAATCGGTTCACCGCAAGATCCAGTCAATGGAACTCATAATATCGGCTATTGGGCGGACGAATTAGTACCGATGTCGTGGGTAAATACCCTTCGATTTCGGACCGTGACCCGCAATTCCAAGGGAATTATCAGCTTCACCGCAGTAGACGGATGGAACTCTGTCGTAAAATCGATGCTCACCGGTGCCCGCACCATAGAGTCAACGAAAGCGGATCTCTTGGACGGCGAAGAAGTCCCCCTCGTTCAACAGCCCATCCGCAAAGCCAGTTCTGTTGTGTATTTTCATACAGCGGCGAATCCCTTTGGCGGTTGGGCGGCGATGAAGAATCAATTGGATGGGGAGAAGAGGGAGACTATTTTATGCCGTGCGTATGGAGTGCCTGTGAGGCAGTCTAGAGCCATTTTCCCTAATTTGACCGATAAAAACTTCGTAACATCTGACAAACTGCCCGATTTCTCGGAAGCAAATTGGGTATTATCCATCGATCCGGCGGGAGCAAAGCCTTGGACAATGGTCCTATTTGCAATCGATCCACATGGAGTCGCCTGGGCGGTTAAGGAGTTTCCTGACTTCGACACATGGGGTGGGTGGATTGATCTGACGAAGGATAAATTATCCGCCGGCGAGGCCGCCCAACCAAACGGGTACGGCTTGGCGGATTATGCCGATGAGATTAGAAGGATGGAGAAGGTATGTGGGGAAAGTGAGGTCATCCGCATAATCGACCCTCGGCTTGGGGCGGCGAGCTATCAGAAGTCGGAAGGCAGTTCCAACATTATCGATGATTTAATGGACGAAGATATAATCGTTCAGCCCGCCGAAGCGTTAGACATCGAAACAGGACTCCAGGCTATTAATAATTTACTCGCATGGGATCGGGATAAACCGATGGATTTGGATAATAAGCCTAAATTGATGTTTTCGGATGAGTGCCAAAATCTCATAAGTTGTATGCAAGCATATCAGCCATCTTCCCTTAAAGCCCCCGAAAAAGACTTCCCTGACTGTCTGAGGTATTTTGCGGTGGGCAATTTCGAGTATTTCAGCGAGGACGAATTAATTGCAACAGGTGGAGGAGGGTATTAATTATGGGAAAAGTAAAGAAATATAGTGACTGCCAGCGTGACCAGGTGGTAATTCTGCGGAAAACAGGGATGTCATGGCCGAAAATCAGCAAGCAATTAGGTATCCCTCGTTCAACCTGTCGGGGGATTTGGTCTGAGGATTCGGATGGTAAAGTGGGTTTACCTTCCCCGCCGGCAAAGCAGATAGAAAAGGCTAGGGTGCTTAAACTCGTCCCAAATCCCCGTCTTATGCTTATCCATTTCGATGATCGGGAAGGGGTTGCTCGGTGCGTTAAAAGACCGGAAGCCAATCACCCTCCAAAATCGGAAATCTATGTCAAAAAAGTCGAAGGAGACGATGATTTGTATCGAATCGCCTAGCCAACAGGACAAGCGGATTGATCTTATGTTGAGGGAAATGGTGGTAGAGGAGGGCTTGTCTGCATTTGAGGCGGGAAGAGATCCGAGGAGTCATACTTTACAAGAGATAGCAGACTTTAGTGGGGTTGGTTTTGAGACTATGAGACGGATCGAAAAAACAGCCCTGAGTAATTTAAAAAAAATAATGTTAGAATTGGAGATTAAAAATGGAAATACAGGAATTTAGCGAAAAAGGACCGGATGTAGATGCCATCAAAAAGGAGTTTGAAGATGCGAAAGCAGACTTGAGCTTTTGGATGGATAAAGCGGAACAGGGTAGGGAGTGTCGATTTAACGAATGGGCTGGCAAAGATGAGTCAGGCAAGAAGAATGGTCCGGAGGCATTTCCTTGGGACGGCAGTAGTGATCTCGAGCCAAACTTGGTTAACCCATTGATCGATGGGGATGTTGCTTTACTTTCTCAATCGCTCTCACAGGCTAACCTGGTAGCCGCTCCCGTAGAAAGTTCCGACATTGGCAGTGCTAAGATGGTAAGCGAGTTTTTAAAATGGCGGATGAACTCAATGACGGAACTTCCTCGGGAAGCCGCTATAGGAGCAAACTATTTATTGCAGAATGGAATTACATTCTTCGGCACTTACTGGAAGCGGGAAACCACAAGAGTATTCAAGGATATTAGCCTCGAAGAGATTGCACAGATGAGTCCCGAGCTTGCAATGGCCATCCAAGACCCCGAGATGAAAGAGGGAGTTGAAGAGATGCTATTTCCGCTATTTCCGAATCTGAAAAAGCGAAGAGTTCGGAAGATGATTAATGAACTTCGCAATAAAGGAGTATCGAAAGTCCCGACTGA